GTGCCACTTCTGATGTGTGTGCCCGCGCACAATCAAGCTGGCGTCTTTGAACTGCATTTGGTCAATGTCAACACGCAGCACGCCTTTAGATCGTGGAGCGTTGCCACCCATGCCGTGATGGTAGTGTACGAACGTCGAGCTGCGGCGCTTACCTTTTTGGAATATCTGCATCCACAGCCAGCCGCTGTAACCTGCCACCGTGATGTTGCCGCCGTTTTTGTTTACGATGTACGCCACGCGGTCAAGCGGGCTGGTGTGCATGCGCTTTTCAATGTTGGTCTCATGGTTGCCACGGCAGAAAAACTTTATGACGTCCTTGTACTTGGTCAAGAACTCCGCGCTGTCTTCAATAACGTCGTCGAGGTATGTGATGCTTTTGTACTCAGGTCGGATGTCGCTGTAGCTGGACCGTGGATCCCACTTGCCACCCATCAGGTCAAACCAATCGCCAAAGATGAACACGGGCGTGTTCGTGCGCTTGGCTTCGTCAAGGTGCCTGCGCAGCATCACGCGGTCACACTTGACGCTGTCATAGTGGACGTCAGAAATAAACAGCATACGCTGCGGTTGCTTGTCCAACTTTACCGCGTGGACGGTGCGGCTCATTTGTTCAATCTTCATGTGTATAACCAAACCACATCGGCGTCCTTGCTGGGGTCGTCGTCAACGTGTATGAATGTGCTCGCGATGCCGATGCGGTTAAAGCCTGCATCGATGAGGCCGCCTAAGATGTAGGCGCGGCTCCGTGAATCTACGCAGTGTATGTCTGCCGCCAAGCCTTTGAGGTGTGCGCTGTCTTTCTTGCCGCCTACCTTGCGGTTGTGATCAGGTGAGCGGTAGCCTGAATTGATGTGGAACGGAATACCAGCAAGGTGTCGCGCCTTGTCCAGCATCTCCAAAAATACCTCGTCCATCATTTGTTCGCCGCTGCCGATTGCGTCGGGGCTGTCGAACTCATGATAGTTGAAGTATCTCATAATAGGGCTATAGAGATTGCTGCAATAAATATGATGATGTCAGCAACATCACCTCGGCCATATTGCTTGGCCTTGTATATGATGTTAGCCACCACGGTTGCTAAGATAATATAAATCACTTTTCTTTCTTTTGAATGATGAACCATTCACCATCGTGGCACAACAAACTTAAACCATCATAGCTGCGGTCGAAGTCGTAAGAGGTCGCGCCGTCAATGGTTTCGCTTACGTCGTCGGGTCGTATTTGCACAATCTTGTTCGCTGCAATAGTGCTGTCGCTTTTAAAACGTATAATGCGGCCTTCGTTGCCTGTAGTCGTCGGCAGGTACATTGCGCTTGTACCATTGCCGCCTGTCCATGTGTTAAATATTATGGTGTCGGTTGACGTGACGGTGTACGATCCGCCTGCGCGGTTGGTCACTTCAGTGATGGGCTGCTGCAGGAACCGCTGGAAAATGTTTGGCGGTATGTCGCCTTCCGACGGCGTAAATGTATTCCGTAAGTCGTAAACTGGCTCACTGTCGTCGATGGGCGGGCGGTCATTGATTACCGCAGGCGTTGGTGTGCTGACGTTTGTGTCGTCGCTGCTGATGTGAAAGGCTTCGTACTCCGTCTGCACGGCACGCGCCATGAACGTAGTTTCAAACGGCAAAAAGTTGCGCGTTGAAAACAGCAGCGCGTGATACGGGCTGACAAAAGCCTTGTAAAAGCTGCCGCGCTTTACTCGTGTGCTAAAGTTTTGCCCTGAGATTACTTCCTTGACACCCAGCTGATGGATGCTCAAGGTCGCCGAGCTGTTTGCAAAGCTCGCAAAGCTGTCAACTGGTTGTGCTGGTGAACTGTTATTCTCGTAGATGTTGCGGTAATCCTCAAATGCACTTGATCCAATAACCACCTCGTCCTGCGTCAGCGTTTCTTGGTTGTTTGCTGTCGTCACCGCCTCATACACTACGCGGTCGCCGTTCGTTGCATTGCCGTTGACAATGTGCATACCAAACTTTTCCAGCTTTCCATAGGCATCTGAGCCAGTCACATCTGTAATTAAATTGCCATCGTGGTCGTAACCTTCTACGTTTACGGTAACTGTTACGCCTGTTTGCGCACTTGTAATTGCTGCAGTGTCGATGAAAACTGGTTGATTGTATAGTGCAATGCTGGCGAAGCCTTGCGGCGTGAACGTCATATTGTAGAACAGGCCGTTGTTCCTGTTCAAATATGCTGGTGTTGGCGTTACGGCAAAGTAGAAATGGCCTGCACTTGATGACCATGCTGGAGCGCTGAACGTCATTGTGTCCATGGTGTACGTATCACCAGCATAACCGACGTTCATAGTGCTTGCTCCAAATGTGACCGCGTTGTTGTAGTACAAGCTCCCCACCTTGATCTGCATCTTCAGCAAGATGCGTGCAGGAATATCTTGACCTGTGCTTGTGCCGTCACCATCAAAAGAATGATTGTAACGAAACCGCAGACGAAACACGGTACCGTTGTCATATAGTAGGTTATTGTCGGTTATGTTCGTACCAAGAGCAGTTTGATTGTTAATCGGATTAAGAAACTGCGTCTCAGGACCGACCACAGGCAGGTTGGCATCGGTGCGCCAAGTACGCTGCACCTTGTTCAGCGGTGGCAAGAAGGTCTGCACACCGCCACGCATGCGCTCCATATCGGTGTCAACTGTGAGCTGCGTGTCTGTAGACGTAGCCGAGGCGCTGATTGTACCCGCTTTGGTTACCGTGTACAAGTCCACCGTTGTGTTGTTGATCATAGCACCAACAGGCACGAAGTAAAAGCATCCCTCGTGCAGGAACACGCGAGCGTTGAACGTGATTGCAAAGTTCTTCAGCACGGTAAAGCAGTCCATGCCCTGCGCGTTGCCTGCGTCGTCAAGGTTGTAAAACGCTGCGTGTCCAACCTGTAGTTCAATCAAGGCATTTGCGCTTGAAAACGTCGTCGGCTTAAAGTCGTTGGCGTATTTCAGAAACACGTCGCCGCTGGCAAAGACGTGCAGCGCTCGCGTCTTGTTCAGCAAGTTGGTAAGGTGTGCCGCGATGGTTTCCTGCCCTGTGTAGAAGGTGCCGCTGTTATCGTATATGATGTTTTTAAGGTTGCCCAAGTCGTCCACCGCCGTCATGGTGTTCTGTATTGGGTAAGCCTCGTCCTGCAGCTCGACCTGCTCGTGCAGCAGCACGCCAGTCCAAAACAAAGTATTTGTGTCGTCAGGGTCTTTGAATATGCTGACCGTGAAGTCGGCATCTTCGCTGGTGGCTAACGCAGTCAGGAACGTAGTGTGCGCCGCTACGTTTTCGACCAATGTAAACGTCACCTCGCTGCCAATGATTGGCTGCATGCGGTCCTCGTTGTTGCCGCTGTAGCGTAAGGTGAAGCCGTCAGCGCCGAGGTTGAACTCGGTCGAGCTGCCAACAAACCCAGCTTGGTGGATGTTGAGCTTGTACGCTGTGCCAAGGTCGTCTTGGAACTCGGCAAATAGTCGGATCGGGTCAGCCATTAGAAACCTCTTACTCTGTTACGGTCAATTGCATTGCGCTCGCTGGTCAGCAAGATGTCGCGGCCTGAAATCTTACCAGTGACCTGCACCTGCGTCGCGCCCATCATATCCTGCAAACGGTCAAGCGGTGCCACTACCTCAGGGTTGATGCTGCTGGTGCCTGAACCCTCGCCTACCATTGCAAGTGATGCGCCTGTAAACAGTCCGCCATTTGCCATCATCGGCAAACCAAAGCCGCCAGCAAGAAAATATTTCAATCCTGCCTTGCCGCCTGTTATCTCTGCTACTCCTGTAGCTCCTCCAGTCAAGGCCGAAAGCAAAAGGAACACGGCGGTCAATGCTGCAGCTTGTACGGCAATCTTCTTGAGCGTGTCAATCATCACCTCACCAAAGTTGAAGGTGCCGTCAATCATTGAAGAAAACACGCCCTCAAAAGCGCCTTGCAAACCAAAGGCAAAATCTGATGCGCGTTGTTGGAATTCATTTAGACCTTGTCCTAAATCCACAATGCCCTCCTTCATCTTTTGCAGGCGAGGTGTTACACCAGTATCAATGTCACCCTCAATCATCAACGGCTCCATGGCCGTCATGTACGAAGCCTGCACCCTTTGCATGGCTTGCTCGGTAGCCGTAGCTGCTGCTGCTGCCGCCGCTGCTTCGTCTGCAAACTTCTGCTCCACACCTGCAAGCATTTCCTGCATCTTCTGCAGCTGTTCGTTGGCTGCTTCAAAGGCTGCGTTTGCTTCTTTCTGCTCCTTGATCGCCTTGCCTCCAAACTTCTCAGCAATCTTATCCTTTGCTTCCTTCTCAGCTTTAAGCAAGTCCACCAGCTTCTGCTGGTTATCAATGGCCGATTCGATGTTGCGCTTTTGCTCCTCCAGCGATAGGTCCTTGTTCGCTTGCGCTAACTTGTCAATGGCGGTGACCGCGTCCTCGGTCTTGCTGTTCATCAGAATCAGTCCGCCAACTACCAACCCAATACCAGTAGCCACGATTGCAAATGGGTTGGCCATCATTGCCACGTTCAGCGCAAGGAACGCCGTCCGTGCCAACTGCAAGCCGCTGATAAACTGCGGCACACTTACAAGCAGTGGACCAATCGCTGCAGCTACCGCAGCAATTTGCAACGCCAGCTTTTTGCTTTCAGGCGTCATCGCTTGAATGCGCTGCAGGAATGACGTGAATCCGTCAATCATATCCTTGACGACAGGCAGCAAGTCCTCTGCAAGCTCGGCACCTGCCAGCTTTAAGTTGTCAAGCGCCGTGCTGAACTTACCCGCTGCCGTCTCGCTCAATCGTTCCATAGCGCCCGCAGCAAAGCCGCCCTCCTCGGCAAAGCTCTTGAGTACCGTGTTGAACTCCTCGACGCTTACACGGCCTGCGCCAAGCTTGTCCGCTGGTAAGCCTGTAGCGTCAGCCAACGCTGTAAAGATTGGTATGCCGCGCTCGGCCAGTTGGTTGAGGTTCTCCAACTCCACCTTGCCCTTGGCATTGACCTTCGCAAAGATGGCGGCTATCTCGTCAATGCTTGAACCTGATGTTGCTGCGATGTCGCCAAGGAACTGCAGCTGCGTGTTTACCTCATCGATGCCTGTACCTGATGCGATGAGCTGGCGGGCTGATTTGGCGACTGCTTCAATTTGAAACGGTGTCTTTGCAGTAAACTCGTTCAGGTTGCGCATCATGTTAGCAGCCTGCTCTGCTCCGCCTGTTAAGGAGATGAACGATGTTTCCAGTGCTTCGAGGTCTGCAGCGCTCTTGACTGCAGCAACGCCAAGGCCAGCCAATGGCATAGTCAACGATCGGGTCAAGTCCTTACCAATGCGCTTCGTATTTCTGCCAAAGCGGTTTAGCTTCGACATGGACTTGCCAAGCGCCTTGTCAAAGTCGCGCGTTGTTGCGCCTATCGTTACTATGAGATCGTTCAGCTTTGCCATTTGTCGCGCTCTTCAATTACTTTTCTTAGCTCTTCCTTGGTTAGGTTTTTAGCGTTCTGCTTTGGTCGCTCCCAAGGAAATTGCATCATATCCTTTGGTCGCAATTTACGGCCTTTCCGTAGATGGGGCTGCATGTAGATTGTAGCCAGCCACCGCGTGCGCTCCCACTCAAAGCGCTCGGCCATCTCTGCCGTCTCGCGGTTGGCCTCCAGCGCCAAGCTCAACTCGCCAAAGGTCATTTCCCAAAACGCAGAAGGGGACAGGTGCAGCACACCCATCCCCATCCGAATCACGTCTTGCCATCCTACTGGCTTATCGTTACCGTCTACGCTTTTTTTTGGTCGCTGTATTCACCAAGCACGTCAAAGCATTGTGTGACGTGTGCGAGCGTAATGTGCTCCTCGAACTCCTGCAGCTCCATGTCGAACTCGACACCTTCGAAGTTGCAACCGCACTCTACGCCCACAAAGCATAAGAAAGCGCAAGCGTCGGCTGAGAGGTTTGAAGGATCTGACAAGCTGAACACGTTGACCTTGGCCTTGCGTTCGAACTTCTTCAGCGCCTTCATCGAGTAGCGCACTGGGTACTCGTTGCCGTTGATTTCAATCATTAAGCAACAGTATCTGTGATAGGTCCAGTCAACTCAAAGGTGCAGCTGTAAGTAGCTGTGTCCTCTGTGCCGCCTGATTGCTCAAGGCTTGTAATAAAGCCGCCGCATGTGAAAGACAAGTCACCAGTTGACTCATTTGCCTTAGCAAATTTCAAGGTCAATTGTGTACGAGCTTCCCAAGCGGTCCACAAGTCTGCGAGGTCCTTGTTTGAGTCCGCATCTGCGTAGTCAATCAAACCGCTGCAGCTGATTGAACCTGACTTCAAACCGCCGAGCAGCTCACGGTATCCCGCGCTGTCCTTGGTTGTGATGTCGATTGTCTCCATATTGAGAGAAAGCGAGCAGTCGGTAGCTGCTGCGATCAGCGTGCTATCAATGTACACGCCGAGTTCCGTTCCGTTAAAAATGGCCATTTTATTCTGATTCTATAGATTCTTTTTCGGTCTTCTTCTTCGGCGCGTCAAGGAATCCTTTTTCTTTTAGTTCCGCTGCAAAGTCGGTAGTCACGGAAGGCGTGTCGCCTTTCTTAAAGTTGTTCCCGCGCAGCTTGCACGCCTTCATGATTGTAACCTTCATGGCTGCAATTTACGGCAAAATCATTGACTGTATCAAATGCCTTTCTTGGCCAGCAAAATCTTCAATTCATTGACGGCATCCAGCAGCGTGTCCAGCTTCTTGGCCATATCGTTCTCGCGCTTCTCGAGGTTAATGATGCGCGACTTCAGCACGGT